TTTTACCTACCCTTTCTTAATTCTGGTTAATATTAAGCGTAGATAACTACGTCTGAATTAATACCCATTTGTACTGCAGCGGTGTATCTCATAATAATTCTAAGATTCTGGCTTCCATCAATCGGAGCCATATCAATAACTCTTACTTCGTTCGTGTCGTTTAATAGACCTGTGCCAAAGAATAAGTTAGATTTTTGCGCTGCCATCATTGAATGCGCTGGTAGGCCTTGTCCAACAACAACAGGTATGCCATCAAAACTAAGATTTCCATTTGTGAACCAAGTAGTCCCTTTGTTATCAACACCGTTGGCACCAATAGATGAGAAACCTCCGAGTGCACGGATATAATTTCTTGCAACTCCAGGAGCGACATATATGTGTAAGTCATCCTTACCATAAACACCACTCGGAATTGCATCAACTACTTTACCCATTTCGTCAATTACGTTAGCAGCGGTTACTGTTGTTCCTGTTACTGAAACACAACCAGAACCACCTGCAGTTGCTAAGTAGTAAAAGCCGTCAAACTCGCCCGTTGTTCCGTTTTGTCCACTCCAAATCGTGTTTTCAAGTTGTGAAGCTACTTTTGCAGCAGTATATCCAATTACATAGTCTTCAAAAGAAGCAGGTACGCCATCAAAAGCACTAAAGCCCATTTCGGCAGCCTGCCACGAACTTTTTAGGTCGTGCGCACACAATTGTACATTCACTTGGAATTCTTCTGGTTGAATAATTTTTTCAGTTAAAGTTAAAGTACCATCTGCGTTAAAATCGCATTGTGCATCTTTAACGATGTCATTGTAAGATGCTACTTGAAGAACAGATTTGTACTTCACGTTTGGCATCACGGTAATTAAACCGTTTTCTAAAGTTTGTGCACTTAAAAGTGCTGCAGAAATATACTTTGAGGCAAATTCACCTGCATAGCTTGTTCCTGTCGTTACTGGATTTGGCATAATATAAAATTTATGTTTTTGTTATTTATTTTTATTTACTTAATTTTTGCATCACTCTGTCCATAGTGGTCTGCGCTCTGTTTGCACTATACTTAATGTGATTCGTCTTTTTCTTGTTCTCTGGATTGTGTGTAATAGGTTTTGCAGCTGGTTCTTCTATTGTTTCTTCTGCTGCTAATTCTACTTCTTCTTTTACTTCTTCTGTAGTTTCTACTTCTTCGTTCGTGTTTTCGTCAGTAGATACTTTTGAAAGTAATTCAATTTCTGCTTTAAGTTCGTCATTTTCTTTTTTCAAAGCTTCTATTTCACTAAAGAAAGTTTCTTTTACGATTGATTCTACAGTCTTTTTAACTGGCTTAACTTCTTCAGACGCTTCTACTTCTTCTTCGTACATTTCTTCTTCTTCTTTTTTAGCGTCTTCTTCAATCACTTCTTCTTCTTCTTTTTCTTCGGCTTTTATTTCGTCAATAATACCTTCTTCTTTTACGATTAACATTTCGCCTGATTGCATTTTGTATTCCCCTACAGGCAACGCAATTTTTTGCTCGTCTTCTGTCACGATCATAATTTGTTCGCCTTTTTCAAACGATTCTGCTTCTACTGTTGTTGTGCTATCGTCCAACTTTCTTGTTTCAAGTTTCACTTCCATTCCAAGAAGTTCTCTTACTTTGTTTAGTATTGAATTATCTTTCATTTTTTTATTTATTAGTCTTTCTATAATAACTTTATATTAAATTGTTTGTTTCATTTTTGGTTTAAACCTTGCCTATTCCTTGTGCTCTAAGTGTGCCGTCACAACACTTTGGACTATATGTATTGTCTTTACATAAACAACCTCTTTTACCACCTTTTGGACTTGATTTGCCTTGTGTTTCTTTGGTTCGTTTTTTTCTCATTTCTTAGAACTTTTTGGGTGTTTAGCTGGAAGCAAATCATAATCAGTTGTATATTTTGCATTTTGTGGTCTTCCGTTTTTTAGTAAATACAAAAAAGCGTTTACTCTTGCCATTGCCCATTGTTTTGCGCTTTTAACGGTTGGTGAATGACTTGTATTGTACGCACCTAAACCCCTTTGAAAAACACTTTTTAAAGCGCCTACATTTGCACCATAACCAAGTTTATCTTTGTATCTTTCGTTAAATTCATTACTCTTTTTTCGTAAACTTTCTTCGTCTGCTTTGCTTACAACTGCACCTCTACTTGTACCAGCATCGCCTTTAGCACTTCCCTTGCCCTTTGGTTTTGGGTTTGGTGTGTCGCTTTTAGGTGCTTTTTTGCTTCGCTTTACACCACCTCTTGGTCCTACTTCTGCGTATTTACTTTTTTTTTTAACGCACTTGCCGTTCTTCTTTTCGTAGCCCTTTGGACATTTACCGTAAAGATCTAAATTGTGTGTTTCGCCAACCATAAACCAAGTCTTACCTTCGTATTCGTGTTCGTGTATGCCATCAACGCCTACATCTTTAGCTGCTTTTTCTGCCATAGCTTTAGAAGAATAGGCAAGTCGGTCATCTATAATTGCAAAATTGTCATCGATTAACATACTTGCCAAGTCCTCTCTCTCTATTTGTTTTAGCTTAGATTCTGCCCAAGTCTTTGCTGATTTGCCACCCCATAGTAAATAACTAATATAACCGCAAGATTCTTTGTCTCCAGCATCGTAATAAGTTTCTGCTCTACTTAAAAAACTAAACATTCTTTTTACCGTGCTTTCGCTTACAGGTTCGCCATTAGCTAATTGCTGCGCACGTACTTTGCCTACTTGTGTAGCACATTTGTTGCCTACTGCTTTGTTTAGTTCTATGCCTCGTTTTGCGTTGTTTCTTACGCTTTCCGGATAGTCGCTATAACTTTCTAATTCTTGTTTTTGTAGAAGTTCTTTTAGTTCTTCAACAAGCATTTTCTTTTCAAAGTCTTCAAAGCTTTCTTCTTTGGTCATATCGTATTTATCTGCAAAATACCCTTCGATACTGAAACCCTGTATAGTGCCGTCTTTTGCTTTGTTGTATAGTTCTTGATCGTCAATTTTCATACTAATCATCCACGTGCCTTCAGGTACGTTTAAGCCGTAGTGTGCGCTTTTATCTTTTTTCGTGTTTTCGACAATCCAACTCTCGACTATTGTAGTGCCTTTTATTGGTTGTTTATGTTCGTAGGTTGCGTTTTTGTGGTTTGAACGCTTAAAGAATAATTCTGAAGCTTTGCGAACTGTGTCTTTACTGAAGTAGATGTAGTATTCATCATTCGTCTTTTCTGACCGTCTGTAAATCTGACGATTCGGCACTAAAGCAGCACCCATAAGAATACGCTTTTCTTTGTCTACTTCTTTGAGTAGTATTTGTTGTTTGTTTAGTGCTATCCAGTTTTCTTCAGTGGCTGGTGTGGACACAAGCGACACGGCTTCGATGCCGCTATTTTCATCTGTTTCGTCTATAATTAATTCTACTATCCTCATATTATAATAACTTTTATTTGTTTATAGTGTTGCATTTTCTACTCTGTTTCTATCTAAAGCTTGGCTCGTTGTTACTTCTCCACTTACTACAAAAGCTTGAACAGGTGCTTGTTGTAATTGTGCTAATTGGTTTATTCCACTATCGCCAACTACATTAAAACTTGGTGCTTGTGCTTCGCCACTTATATTTACGCTTGGTGTATCTCCAGTACTTCCACCTTCAAATGTTTGACTTGCAATAGACGCCACTTGTGCTGCACCAGCTACACCAATAGCTACAGCGTTTGCAATTCTTAAACTTTGTGTAGGCGTGAAATCAGTTGTTTCCGCAAACACCTTTGTTATCGCTTGTGCCGTGTTTATGGTTGCTTGTGCAATACCAACGGCTTTCTGAACATTAAACGCCCTTTTTGCTTGTTTTTCACTTCCTTTACTAAATAATTCAGCTATATCGCTTATTGCTGTTAGTGATTGTGTAGCTACGTCTATTCTATATTGTGCTAATTTCTTAGCGTCTTCTCTTGCTTTAGCATCTAAAGCTTTTTGTCTTTCTCTGGCTTCTTCTGCGTTTTTAGCTATTTGTTCGTTTTTCTCTTTGTCAATATCTACTTCTGTCGCTGCTTGTATTTGTAGCCGTTCAATTTTGCCATCAAACTCTATTTTTTCTTCTTCTTTTTCTTTTGATGCGTTTGCTTCTCGTTGTTCTCTAAGTATATTATTAAATACAATTTGTGCTTTTATTCTTTCTTGTTGAGCTTTTTTAAACAATCCAAAATTCATTACCCCACCTCGTCTTTGTATTTCTTCATTTTCTTTTGCTTCATCTAGTAATTCTTTTGCTCTTTGTTTTCTTAGTCGTATTGTGTTTTTACCTTCACTCTCTAATAAAGCGATATTCAAATCAAATTCCTCTTGCTTTAGCCGCCTCATTAATTCAATGCGTTTTTTCTCTGCAATAAACGATCTTCTTCTTTCTGCATCTAAAGCTTTGTTTCGCTTTATTGTTTCTTGTATTCTTTTCTTTTCTTCTTCTGCTCTTTTCTTTTCGTTTTTTGCTAATTCCTCAGCTTCAAAATCCGTTAAGCCAATGAAGTCACTAAACTGTTTTAACTTGTCTATTGCTGGATCAAGAACGCTTGTGAACTTTGCTAGTGCTGCTATTGCTGCTGCTATAGCCGTTGCAATCAATAAAAACGGATTCAAATTCATTACAAAATTTAACGCTGCTTGTGCTTTTGTTGCTATTCCTGTTGCGCCCCCAAGTTCTTTGTATGCCACGCCTAAACCTTGTACACCTTGTTGAATTGCCAAAGCTGCTTGAACTTTAACAAGTGTTTTTTCTAATGCTTCATTTTCGCTGCCAAATAAAGCCATAGCACCCTGCGTAGCCGCAAACCCACTTGTTGCACCTGTTAAAGCACTCCCAAGTTTTTGGCTCATTGTCTGTGCTGCACCATCAACGGCTAAATCCGTTTGAATTTGTACCTTTCTATATTCACCTACTTTTGTTAATAGTTCTTGATATTCTTTTGAAGTAGTGTCACCAGCAAGTGCTAACTCATAAAGACGATCCTCCGCCTCTCCGAGTCTGGTTGTTAGTGGTTCAACACCTTTAAA